TTGCAACATCTGGTGCGAAGGTCGCATGGGACAATGTTCGGGTAAGCAATTGTTTGTTTGAAGGCCATCAGGGCACTTGGTCAGAAGACCGCTGTACTGTATTGGGTACTGATGGTTGTCGCAGTCTGTCGGTTACAGGTTGTCAATTTATTGATTTAGACAGGCCAAATGATTGTTGCATCCACGTTGAAAACGAAAGCGATAACTTTGTTGCTACTGGAAACACCTTTAGAAATGTTGGCGGCGGGATTGCTTACTACTCACTTTCGTCTGGCGCAAATATTTCCGGAAATGTTATTTTTGGCAGGCATGATCGCAGTGAAACCACCCTTGATGGTGCGCTAACGGACTCAGCAACAACCATCCCATTACATGATGCGTCTGGCTTTCCAAGCTCTGGCACAATCAAAATTAATGCTGAGATCATTACATACACAGGCAAAAGCAGTAACAGTCTGACGGGCGCAACGAGGGGTGCAAGTAGCACAACTGCGGCGGCTCATTCTGGTAACTCTATTGTTTATACGGACCCATCGACGTTTGATACAAGCACAATAAATACCACCGGAGACAAGGGTATTTACATCATCAATGATACTGATGGCTCCCCTAAAAATGTCAGCATTTCTGATAATGTCATTGTTTCATTTCAGTCAGCCATACAGATGCAAGGAAGTCGCCAGCGTCATCTAGTCAAGGATAATCTTATCAGCTTGTGTGGATTTGGCTTGCGGCTCGCGTCTGGATCAGAAGCGTTTACGATTGCAGGGAACCATGTTCGTATGTCTAAGTTCTTTGCTGACTTAGCGACAAACAGTTCTGCAACGTTCTCTGCCAACACAATGGATTTATGTGACTCACTGTTTGGTGCTATTACTACAGACAGGCGCACAGTGATGAATGGCTTTAAAATTATTAAGACCGTTTATTTTTCTGGTGGTAGTGCAATTCAATACGATCTATTTGATGAGCCTGTCATGGCGCTTGGTCGATATTCTGGACGCGGCTTTGAGGAAGGGAATCAAGACGATGAAGCTGTATTCCAATGCAATTTCGAGGTTGATAGTTCTGGCACCTTGACGAAAACTAATGAGAGCAGAATTAATTCCGGGTCGCTATCTGTTGCCGCCACTAACTTTTTGAATATTACGTCTGGATCATTGACCCAAAAGTTTTTTACCAATACAGACCAAAACCTTACTTATGAAGTTCAGTTTGATGGTGTATTGATTTGGAAAAACTACACATGATCCTATCTGACTTCAACAATCACTACAGCTACAAGTACGATCCAAAGGGTCGGGATGAGTGGCGCGTGTTAAAGCCTAATGTGTTGGGTAAGTACCACGGCGATTGCGAAGACTACAGCCTATCTGTCCTGTACTACGTGATCTGCCGAGAGTCATGGTTCAGATTCTGGTGGCTACTGATTACCTTCCAAGCTGAGATATGTGGCTGTGAGACTAAGGGCGGCGGTCATGCTGTACTACGCTACGGCGATATGTACATTGATAACTGGACAAAGGCATGGGTCGAGCGTGAAGACATGGAAGAGCTAGGCCATGAATTCTGGCCTTGGTACTTAACGATTCTCCCCACTACTGTCGCCATTAAGATGATGATGGCAAAACTGAGAGGCTAATATGAGCATTATCGAACCCGGAGGAATATTCGGATTAGATTACAAAGAAGGTGAATGGACTGCTGGAGTTTCTGATAACTCTGGGAATGATTCGGCAACAACGGCAACAGGTCGATATGTAAAAATTGGATCGTTAGTTCATATATCTTTCTTAGGGTTTAACAATATTGATACGACTGGCTTAACATCGACTGATCCCATAAGGGTTACGGGATTGCCTTTTGATGTGCGCTCTGGCTTTTTGGGCGGCTCGGTTGTTCTTGATAAATTTGCTTTAGGCTCGGCGGCTTATGTGACGCCGGTCCCAGTAACTAATGGGACTCAAATTATATTGAGGACAACAATCTCAGGAGCTTCAGATAATCAGCTTCTTGTTTCAGCTATAACCTCTGGAACGTCCGACATTACATATATGTCTGTAACATACTTAACAGACTAGGGATTAAAAGATGGCTCTTACAAAAGTATCACCTGCTATGATCAATGCATCATTTTTTAATGTATTGGCCTACGGAGCAGATAACACAGGAACAACCGACTCTGCCTCTGCAATACAATCTGCAATTGATGCGGCTAGAGCTTCTGGCGTTTTTGCGTCTGTTTATATTCCATCAGGCACGTATTTGATTGGTACAGAGCTTGTCTGTGATCGAGTGTCAATTATTGGAGATATTGGAAAAGCAGTCTTAAAGTCGAGCGGGCTTGGTGTTAATGATTTTATTTTGGCAATGGGAACATCGGTTAGTTATGGCGATGCTAGGCCAAACATAGAAAATATCTTTGTTGACTGTAATAGTGAATGCAATGGTATTGAGATTTCAGCAAGACATATCAATGTTATAAATTGCCATGTCATTGATGCAGATGCCACTGCCGCAACAAAGGGAATCAAGCTAGAAAGAAACACTCAATTAGTGCAAAACTGCCATATCTCTAATTGCGGTCATGGAATTTTTCTTGATGGCATTACTAGCGCAACTGTGGCGGCAACAGTAATCAAAGATAACCACATAAGTGATTGCACCACTTCTGGAATCATTACCAATGAAGCAACCCAGCTTTTAATTGAAGGCAATGTGATTCAAACGTGTGGCACAGAAATAATCCTCAAGAATACAACCGGCAATGATTTTGATGCCGTTAACATTATCAACAACTATTTTGAAGATCAGACTGGTCCAAAAACAGAATTCATATTGCTTGACCCCAATGTTCAAGGCGACATTGAGGCTATTACTATTTCTGGAAACAGTTTTTACAGCGGCAACATTACAGGAATGGTTGCGATTAGGATTAACAAGGCGGAAATCGTCAACATTACTAACAACTTCTTTAGGGCGATTCCATATTGCGTGGCCGTAACAACTAACTACGCAGATACGTCTGGCGTGTTTGAAGGCAATGCACTAAGCACAAACGTAACAAGCGCGTTTGATAGTGGAGATGCACAAACGCTGGCGGCTATGAGGAAGTTTAGATTTGGCAAAAACAAAAACTTTAACGCCAAGGTGTCAGGCGTTGCCAATATGACTTCTGGCAATGCTACTGTGACGGTAACGCATGGGTTAGATATTACTCCCGAAAAAGTATTGGTTAGTTATTATGATTCAACTGACGCAGAAGTATCGGCTTCTGGCGTATTGTTTGCGGAAAATATAACGTCAACATCATTTGATATTACTAGAGACACGGGAGCGGCAAACACTCCCAGAGTTGCGTATGTTGCTCTCTTTGGAGAGTTTTAATTTTATTGAGGACTAAACCATGTCAGGCGAAGTAACAGGGAGAAGGTACAACCGCATAGGTATTAAATTAAAATGATAGACCCTGTAACTGCTATTGCGGCAGCGTCTAAAGCGTATGCTATGACCAAAGCAATGGTGGAAGCAGGACGATCTGTTGAGGACACAATGACTCAACTAGGCACATGGTACGGTCATGCTTCAGACGTACTTTATGCTGACAAGAAAGCCAGAAGTACAAACCCTTTTAAAAAGGTAGTGTTTAGTAAAAGTGTAGAGGCTGAAGCGGCAAAAGCTTTTGCGGCAAAGAAAAAGTTACAAGCTCAACAGAAAGAATTGTTGTCAATGATTGGCATGGTTTACGGTAAAGACGGCTTAGATGAGTTTAGAGCCATGAAACGACAAATAGCGGCGCAGAGAGAGCGGGATGTTTACAGACAGCAAGAGTTAAAAGAAACAATGCTTGAGTCTTTTTTAGTGGTTGTATTAGCAGGATTAGCGTCAGTGTTAATTATGTTTATGTTTACAAACAGTACAAAGTAATAGGAATAGTCCAATGGGAATAATTGCGACAAACGGTATTTTTGGAACGCAGTCGAGTGGCGGTGGTGGCGGTAGTTCATACACAGATGGAAATGTTGATACTCATTTAAATGTCTCAAGTGCTGGCAGTAATGAAGTGCTTAGTTGGAGCGGTTCTGATTACGCGTGGGTTGCTCAAGCTGGCGGAACATATACGCCAACGCTAAGGTTTGCGCGTCTTACAATGGATAGCGACACAGCCATATTGGACGACGCTTGGCGGGTAGTTACTACGTTTAATACAAGAGATGAAGATACGTCCACAGGCAACGCACTTACTAGCACATTGGCTGACGGTAAGTTTATTATTCCTTCAGGCGTAACAAAAGTAAGAGTTAGGGCTTCTATAAATACATCTTCAGCTTCAGATCAATTTATTCTTAAAATTGCTAAGAATGGGACAGAAGACAACATACCAACTTCCATGATTGACACGGCCTCTACGGGCGCTGAAACAGGATATGCAGAAACAGGAATCTTGTCAGTAAGCCAAAACGATTACTTCCAAGTTTATATATATTCTGGAACTAATAGGACTTTAAACGCAAACAACGCAACATGGTTTGAGATTGAGGTACTTGAAGGCTCAATGCTTACCACAACTATTTAGGAGTAAAATATGTCAGGCGAAGTAACAAAGAGCATTACAGCTCAGAACACATTTAGCGATGAGATTGCAATACAGGGATACTTTAACGTCTCTATTACTGGCATTGCTGGCGGTACAGAGGTAACAGTGCAGCGACAAACAGGAGTAGATGGCACGACGTTTACTGATGTTGATTCGTTTACTGCTGATATAGAAACGTATGGTTATGAACCCGAACTTGTTCTTTACAAGATTGGCGTTAAGACAGGTGACTTCGGTTCAGGTACTTGCAAAGTACGTTTAGGAACTAAGCACCGTGATCGTTCTAGCTGGACATATGTTTACTAAGGAGTAATCATGGCTCCTTTAGATCAAGCAATAGCACGTTTAGATAAACACGAAGCTGAGTGTGCCCTGCGATACGAAATGATCCAGCTACAACTTGATGAGCATAACAAGCGTTTTGATAAGCTTGAGAAGATGATGACAGGTGGCTTTGCTTCTATTGCTATTATTGTCACTATGGCTATTGCTATCTTGGAGTTTGCTAGATGATACAAGCTTTGATCGGCCCTATTGTTAACCTTGTCGGTGGACACCTTCAGCGTAAAGCAGAAGAGAAGAAGGCTGTCCATGAGCGTAAACTAGAGGTTATCAAGCAAGACAGTAACTGGGAAAACATCCAAGCAGGTAACGCAGGCGCATCGTGGAAGGACGAGTGGTTTACATTGTTGTTTTCTATACCTTGTATTCTTGCGTTTTACGAACCAGCAGTGCCTGTAGTTATGCAGGGCTTTGTTGTTCTTGAGGGTATGCCTGAGTGGTACAAAGCGTTTTTGGGTGCAGCAGTAGCAGCGTCGTTTGGCCTACGTGGTCTGGCTAACTGGAAAAAGTAACATGGATGAAAGAGAGTTAGAAATACAGCGAGCAATACAAGCCATTCAACGTTCGTTAGGTCAAACTGGCGGTAGTGGCGGTGGTCCAGTGCCTCTTCAAGGTGTTCCTACGCCTTTTGAAAGTGGTGTTGTCAGAGCAGATCCTTCTACAATTGGTATGATGGATACACGTAACCCTGCTCAGGACGCTGCAATTGCTGCTATGCGCGCTGCTGATCGTGGTATGGAAATTCTTCCTGAAGATCAAATAGGACCAACAGAAAATCTTGGTATGGAAGACAGTATATTTCAAATACTGATGGAAACCATTATTGGCGAACAAGGTATACCAGAAGGTGTTTCTCCTGAAGTTATTGAAGCAATTAGAGGAGACTTTGGGCCAACAACAATTCCTGCTGAACTTCAAGAAATTGCTATAGAGATAGCAGAAGCAGGCGGCTTTGATGAATGGTATGCCCAACAAGATTTAGAAGGACCTCCTGAAGAGTTACCAACAGAACTAGAAGAAGAAGTAAGTGATATCGACGAAGACACTACACTTGAAGATGAAATAGGTGTAGAACCTGACATGCCTATTGACATTCCTCCTCCTACATTACCTCCACGAGAAGAGGAAGGTGACGGTGACGGAGAAGGAGAAGGAGAAGGAGAAGGAGAAGGAGAAGGAGAAGGAGAACAGCAAGAGACTGCTCAGGGTGAAGGAGACGAGGAAGAATATCAGTTTCCTGATTATCCTCAAGGAGATCCAAACTATGGTTATCCAGACGGTCTTCCGGGTGGTGGACGAGGTGGAACAATATACGACGTTCCTGTTCAAGAAGAACCCGGTCTTACTGTTGGTATTGGTATTCCCTCTATAAGCAGTGGAGGAGACGGTGGCGGCGGCGGCGGTGGAGGTATGTTAAGAACAGCTTCTAAGTTTACTCCATACATGGGCGGCATTAGCTACCAACTACCTCAAGATCAAATGATTCTGTACAGACCACCAACAGCTAACGAAATATTAACAGACTTTACAAATGGCCTAGTTAGGCAACGAGGAATGCTTGTATGACGTACCTTAATATTGTTAACAATGTGTTACGTCGTTTAAGAGAAGAAGAAGTAACTACTGTTACAGAAAACACTTACTCAACTATGGTAGGTGACTTTGTTAACGACGCAAAGACATTAGTAGAGCAGGCCGCTGATTGGTCTGGTTTGCGCACTACAACAAGTGTTTTTATTGTTGCTGACGATAACGTGTATTCTTTAACAGGAAGCGGTGACGATGTAAAGGTAATGTCAGCTTACAGTTATCTTACTGCTACTGGGACTGGTCCGGGAAACCTTTTACAATACCAGACTAAAGATTGGTTTAACGATCAACAATATATAAACAAGAGTTTAGTAACAGCAGCTAAAGGAGGTGTTACAGGCAAGCCTTTGTACTATACTTTTGACGGTTTAGACGATAACGGTGATACTCAAATTCGTCTTTATCCTATGCCTGATGCGTCTTATGGAGGTCGTTTTCAGTTAGTCAAGAGACAAGCAGACCTAGTAAACAATACTGATGTTTTGCTTGTTCCTTCAAAACCTGTGATACATCTTGCTGTAGCTTTGTTGGCACGAGAGCGTGGTGAAACAGGCGGTACTTCTACTGCTGAATACTTTTCTATTGCTGACAAGTACCTATCAGATGCTATTGCTATTGACGCAGCAAAGCACCCAGAAGAGATGATCTTTAGGACTATCTAATATGGCCCAAGAACTACGTAGTATTAATCTTGTAGCACCAGCCTTCAAAGGGATCAACACCGAAGACTCTCCTATTGCTCAAGACCCTTCGTTTGCAGAAGTAGCGGACAACGCAGTTATTGATAAGCGTGGTCGTATTGCTGCACGTAAGGGTTATGAAGTTATCACTACTGACAAAACAGAGCTGGGCAGTGCCAGTATACGTGCTATAGGTGAGTTCAGAGACAGTGGCGGTCCTACTAATGACGTTATATTTTCTGTAGGTAACAACAAAATACTTAGCGGTACTACTACGCTTGTTGACGAAACACCCGCTAGTTATACTATTACTGCTGACAACTGGAAGATGGTCAACTTTAATGACTATATGTATTTCTTTCAGAGAGGTTACAAGCCACTAGTTTACAGTACAGCCATAGGCAGTGTTGTTGAGATGGATGACGCTGCTGTTCCGTTCAATGCTGGTGTAACTTCTGCAATGTACGGTAATGAGGTTCTTGCTGCTTATGGTCGTCTCTGGACCGCTGACTTCGATAACGACAAGTCTACTATTTACTGGTCTGATTTGTTAATTGGACATGATTGGTCAGGTGGTACTAGTGGCAGTATCAATATCTCAAAAGTCTGGCCTGACGGTTATGACGAGATTGTAGCCCTAGCTGCTCATAACAACGCACTGATTATCTTTGGTAGACACAGTATTGTTGTCTATGGTGGTGCTGACGCTCCTGCTACTATGGCTTTGTCAGACACTGTATCAGGCGTAGGTTGTGTTAACCGTGACACTGTACAGTACACTGGCACTGACGTTATCTTTTTGTCACACACGGGACTACGTAGCTTTGGCAGAACAATACAAGAAAAGTCAATGCCTATTAGTTCTTTGTCTAAAACAATTACAAA